AATAGATGTAACTCTTACCAGAGATGGATCTAATCAAATAAACATTCCTACAAATGTATTAAGGGTAGATGCAAATATACATCAACACCCAACCATTGATCCTATACAACGTGGTCTAAAATTATATGACAGACAAAACAATAAGTTTGAATTTGATGAAGACTTAATTTGTACTGTTGTTTATTTAAGAGATTTTGATGAGATACCAGAACCAGCTAGACATTATATGAATATACAAGCTGCAAGAAAGTTTGTTGACAGACTTGTTAGTGACCAATCTTTAAGAACCTATACACAACAAGACGAGCAAAGAGCTAGAGCTATATTGATGGAAACAGACTTAGCAAACGGAGATCATAATATACTTAGAGGAGATCCTTCTCTTACCAGTATCTTTGATACTTACAATCCTTCTAGTGCCTTAATTAGATAACTATGGCTGTCATATCAAGAGCTATACCTACATTATTAAGAGGTATATCGCAGTCTTCTGATGCTTTGAAACAAGCAGATCACGCTGACATACAGGATAATGCTGACAGCAACCCTGTTCTTGGTCTTACAAAAAGGTCTGGATCTCAATTCTTGGCAACAATCAGCAATTCGACTCTAGGAAATGTACATATTCAAACTATAAATAGAGATGCAACTGAACAGTATGTAGCTGTATTTAGTAATGGTAATGTAAAAGTGTTTGAATTAGATGGTACTGAACTAACAGTCCATAAACCAGATGGCACATCATATTTAAACACATCAAATCCTAGAAGTGTAATGAAGACAGTTACTATTGCTGACTTCACGTTTGTTGTTAATACCAGTATCACCCCTGCAATGGATAGTGCCTTATCAAATAGTGCAAGCAACATAACTCAGGCAATTATATTTATAAACCAGGCAACATCAAAAACTACTTATTCTGTGACTGTAGATGGAGTGACAGTAACAGATGACACTACTGGCAACGATCCTCTTTCAACTACAACTGTAGCTACTGATCTTGCAGGCGGTTTAAACTCTGGCCTTACAGGTTTTGCCATTGCCAGAAATGGTCCTGTTATACATATAAAAAAGAATGATGGTAGTGATTTTTCAATAGATGGTAATGACTCTCAAGGTAATACCAAAATGACAGTCATAAAAGATACAGTACAGCAGTTTACTGATCTACCAAATGTGTCACCTAATGGATATGTAGTAGAGGTTGTTGGTGATGAAAGTACAGATTTTGATAATTACTACGTTAAATTTACGACTAATAATGGAAATGCTTTTGAAGAAGGTCAATGGTCTGAAACAGTAGAAGCTGGCATACCTTTTAAATTTAATTACGATACTATGCCACACGTTCTGATACGTCAGGCTGATGGTAACTTTAGATTTGCAAGAGTAGATGGAGATTCTTATACAGCAAGTGGTCAATCATTTGATCTTCCAAAATGGGGTGAACGTATTGTTGGTGATTTAGTATCAGCACCAGATCCTTCTTTTATTGGTAACAAAATTAATAACGTATTTTTCTTTAGAAACAGGCTTGGATTTTTGGCAGGTGATAATGTAATACTTTCAACAGTATCAGAATTTTTTAATTTTTTTCCAGAAACAGTTATATCAGTTTTAGATACTGAACCCATAGATGTAGCTGCATCTCATACAAAAGTTGCGATCTTAAAACACGCAGTAACTATGGGAGAAAAGTTAATATTATTTTCTGAACAAACACAATTTGTCTTATCTAGTTCAGCAGATAACCTTACACCTTCAACAGCTAACGTACTGGTACAAACTGAATTTGAAAGCAATGCAGCAGCACAACCTGTAGGTTCTGGTTCTTCTATTTATTTTCTTACAAAAAAAGGTTCTTTTGCAGGTATTAGAGAATATATTATTGCAGGTAATCAACAGATTCAAGATGCTGCAAACACAACTATTCATGTACCAAGACTAATACCAAGTGGTATTTTTAAAATGGCAGTATCAAACAACCAGGATATTCTTGTCTTGCTTGGTACAGAAAATCCAAACAAGCTATATGTAAACAGATGGTTATATGGTGAAGGTTTTACTAAAGCCTTAAATGCTTGGTTTACTTTTACTATCAACAGTAATAGATCTATTTTAAATATTGATTTTATTGGTACTGATTTAATAATGGTTATACAAGAAGCTAATGGAGTTACATTAGAAAAAATACCATTTGAGACAAGCTTTAGAGAACCTAATGCAGAGTTTGAATATCATCTTGACCATAAAGTAACAGAAGCAACTAGCGGTGTATCTGTTGCTTATAACTCTTCTACTGGCATCTCTACCTTTACAGTTCCTTATAGATTAAGAGCCGATATGAATATAGTTGGCAGGTATCTTGCGAGTGGAGAAACAAGCACGTTTGTTGATGCTCAAGGTAATACAAAAACTCTTGTATCAGGACAAGCACTTACAACTACTAATGCAACTAATGGCTCTACTTCTACCATTACAGCTACAGGAGATTTTAGAAATAGTAAGTTTATTATTGGTGAACCTTATGAAATGCACTATAGATTCAGTCAGCAAAGATTAACTCAAGGTGGTGGAGGTGCTACTGAATTAATTAGTGGTCGATTACAGATTCATCATTTTTATATCAAGTATGAAGATTCTGGTTTCTTTCAAGTAGAAGTAACACCTGAGAATAGAGATACATCTCTACATAAATTTACTGGTCGTTTGCTTGGTGCTGCTTCTGCTTCTATTGGTCAGATTAATTTAGATACAGGAACATTTAAAGTACCTATTATGAGTAAGTCAGATAGAGTTGATATAGATATAAAAAACAATACATTCTTGCCTACATTATTAGCTAGTGCAGAATATGAAGGAGTATTTCACATGAGGAGTAGAAGAACTTAATGGGATATTTAAGAAAATCAAAACTATCAGACTTAAATTATGTATGTAAAAACATGAGAGAAATAGATCGACTAGAAGGTTTATATCAAACAGGAAGAGATGCAGCAGATTCCTTACGTTTATGTTATCTATTTGGTCAAAAGATACAAACTATAGCAGGTGACGAAGATCAACCTATGGGGTTATGTGGAGTAATAAAAGGTGGTTGTATATTTATGATTTGTACTGATGAATTGTTTTCTAATAAAAAATATAAAATACAACTTATTAGAAAAGGCAGAAAATGGGTAGATAGTTTGTTGAAATCTTATAAACTCCTATATAATTTTGTATATGCAGAGAATCATTCTGCTATAAAGTGGTTAGAAGCTTTAGGTTTTGTTTTTATAAAGTATCACGAAAAGTATGGACAACATGAAAAACCATTTTATGAATTTCTGAGGATCGCCTAAATGTGTTCTATTGCTGCTGCTATTGGTGGAGGTTTAAATCTTTTTCAAGGTCTTGCCATGCAAGGTGCTGCAAAAGATAAAGCCGAACAAGTTGCCGAACAAGAAAGACAAGGAGTTCAATCAGCAGAAGACAATAAAAGAAATCAACAATTAGCTTTATCTGAAGGTAAACAAGAAAAAACTGTAGCTGCTAGACAAGATCAATTTGCTAAAAGAATAGATACATTAGTAAGAATGAAATCTTTATTAGCAAAAGGACAAGCTGGTAATACCACAAATTTATTAGTAATGGATCAAGCAAGACAAGGTGCAAACTATAATGAAAAAATAAGACAGAGTATTG